CTTAAGTCAGCGGCGGACATCGTCTATACAATTCGTTTCTTGAAATTACTCGTGACTAAGTTCGAGGATACCAACGCATTTAAGGCGGGTATCATTGACGCGGACGGAAACAAACGAAAAGATTTCTCTATGGACACAATGGATAACCGTGACGCATACAGATCGCACTACACCGCATTCCATCGTCTTGTATTCAATCTAAAGAGGCTTATGGCAAAGGTGCCTGGCGGATCATCTATTGTCGCACGATACGGTGCTGCACTTGCGTTGATCAAAGAACACGGCGAACTGTCCGACAATCAAATCCAAAAGATACACGAAGAGACGGGCATTGATCTAATGGAAGCTCTACTAGAGAACTCTAAGTGGTATGTAATGTCAGACGGGAATTTGGGACCTGGCCTCTACCGCATACAAAATGATACGATGACAGATCAGGCAGAAGAGATAGTCCGAAAAGACGATAAGATTCGTGTGGCAGAAAATAACCTAAGTTGCGATATCTTGGGCATCCCAGTTTACGAAGGCACACATATTAAAACCGGCCGCAGAGTTTTGTTCTCTGCAAATGAGATTGCGAAATGAAGACGTATCGAGAGTTTATAAAACAGTTTGATGAAGAAATCACCAACAATACCAGTGGTGTGCCTGGCGCAGGTGACGATTCTTCTACCGTCATCATACGTAAAAAGTACGATCGTAAAAATAAGCGCAAAGACGCTGTCAAGATTTTGCGCAGACTCCTACCAAAAAAAATCTAATATTTCCCTTTACAAGTACTCCAAAATACTATATACTTCTACGTCAAATTAAAGGTTTGGTCATGAAGATTATAGACTGTTTAGATTTTAAAATTATCCTACTAGAATCCTCAAATGAAGATCCGAATATGATACTTCCGTCATATGATGAATCTAGGCTTGTCTATGTTCCTATGAAAGGTTATGTCGGTGAAGATTTTGCTTACAGTAGATTTCTAACTGAAGACCCTTCTCTCTCGTTTTCAAATCATCTCTTATGGGAAGGTTTGTTTGACAAAAAAGAACAACTTGATTATATCATAGATTGTTGTCAAAAATTCTGGAACACTGGCCAACAGATGATCGTAGAAAACTATGATTATCAAGAAGATGAACCCTTTTATGATTACTCAAAATAATATGTCCTCAGCACTGAACAATTTGAAAACAAACAGCAAGGCATATAAAGTCATATCTAGCCTTGACAAGACCACACTTACCGAGTATACTGTCAAGTATTGTTCAGTCAGAGAAGACACTGCATACATCATATTGGTGTCTGATTTCATAGACGCCACAATGGGTAGTAGGTGGTCTCGTGCAAAGTTCCAATGTCGTGAACAAGGCATCTATCTAGACGTGTCGGTTGTCACGGAGGAACAGTACATTAAGTGGGTTCATAACTCCGTGAGGAGAGATCCAGAATCTTCTGAAGAGTGGTTGCAAAGATGGTATAAGGTATTCGAGAAAGACCCGAAAGATGGTCTTTGGGCGAAAGCCGCAGATCATATATACTATCTGAAAGACATTCGTAATTACGAATCAATAGCGCCAAAAATACTTGAAAATGGTTATTTTTCTTTGAGAAGATAATCTCTACAGTTTGGAATAAAAAATGAAAGTAGATGTGAATTACGATCGCGATGATCTGTTAACAGACTATGCGATAGGTATGTTAAAAGATTTCTATATGATTGAGGGTGAAGAGTCGCCCCAAGATGCGTACGCAAGAGCTGCAGAAGCGTGGTCAACATATCAAGATCAGGTAGATCCGTATCTAGCGCAGAGGCTTTATGAATATGCCTCAAAGAAATGGTTTATGTTTGCGTCTCCGGTTCTGTCAAACGCACCCAAAGAAGGCGCGGACACTCGCGGACTTCCCATCTCTTGTTTTCTTACCTATGTCCCAGACACTCTTGAAGGACTGATTGAACACTCTTCGGAGTTGCGTTGGTTATCCGTAATGGGCGGTGGTGTCGGTGGACATTGGGGAGACGTGCGTACGGTCTCTGACATCGCGCCTGGCCCTATTCCATTTCTACACACAGTAGATGCAGACATGATCGCGTATCGCCAAGGCAAGACACGTAAGGGGTCTTATGCGGCGTATCTGGATGTGCATCATCCAGACATCATGGAATTTCTAAACATTCGCATTCCTACAGGCGACGTACAACGTAAGGCGCTGAACATACACAATGCGATCAACATCACCGATGAGTTTATGGCTGCGGTGATCAACAATACAGATTTTGACTTACGTGACCCGAAAGATGGTATTGTGAAAGATTCTGTCAATGCGCGTAAATTATGGGAACGAATCCTTGAGGTACGTTTCCGTACGGGAGAACCGTACTTGAATTTTATTGACACTGCGAATCGTGCGCTCCCAATGCCACTAAAGGAGAAAGGACTAAAGATTCACGGGTCAAACCTATGTAACGAGATTCACTTGCCGACAGGTCCAGACAGGACTGCGGTATGTTGTTTGTCATCACTAAACTTGGAATACTATGATGAGTGGAAAGACACTAATATCGTGCGGGATCTTATTCGTATGCTGGATAACGTTCTCGAATACTTCATCGGTCATGCGCCAGATAGTATTTCCCGCGCCCGTTATTCGGCGGCACGTGAAAGAAGCATTGGACTTGGAGCAATGGGTTTCCATTCACTCCTACAGAAACACTTTGTTGCTTGGGAATCTGACAAAGCCCGAGAAATAAATAATGTCGTGTTTGAACATATCAATCACGAAGCAAAAGAAGAATCAAGACTCCTTGCGAAAGAGCGGGGTGAATACTCAGACGGTTTAGGTTCAGGGATGCGCAATGCCCATCTACTAGCAATAGCACCTAACGCGTCGTCGGGAGTCATCTTATCCACGTCACCATCAATCGAACCATTGAAGGCATGTGCTTATACGCATAGAACTCGTGCAGGTTCGTTTTTGGTGAAGAACTCGTATCTAACGGCCCTACTCAAAGAGAAGGGTCAGGACAACGAATCTACGTGGTCTAGTATCATTACCCGCAAGGGATCGGTTCAACACTTACCGTTCTTAAATGAAGGTGAGAAGGCGGTCTTTAAGACTGCACAAGAACTGGATCAAAACTGGGTAGTGACACACGCGGCTGACAGACAACAGTACATCTGTCAGGGTCAGTCGGTTAATCTTTTCTTCCCGTCAGGAACACCGAAACGTTATGTTAACAAGGTGCATTTCACGGCCTGGAGGAAAGGATTGAAAGGTCTGTACTATTTGCGCACAGAGGCAAAGTCTCGTGCGGAGACGGTATCAGACAAAGTGGAACGGGTTGCGTTACAAGACGACAACCGTACCATACTTTACGGAAAAAAAGATTGTCCGTATTGTAAAATGGCCGCAGAGGAACTGTCGCTACGCGGCATAGATTATGACTACGTTGACCTTGAGGAGATAAAGAAGTCTGCCGCAGAGGTTACAGGAAGAAAGGTCGAGACAGTTCCTCAAATTTATCTGGAAGGCAAGTACATAGGTGGTTATGAAGATCTTATGATGCATCTAAAGGGTGAAGTGGAGTACGAACCAAGTGACGGTGGCGACGAATGTCGGGCCTGCGAGGGTTAATAAACAATTCAAATAAAGGATTAGTATGTCATTACTAAAAACGTCCGAAACATACAAACCGTTCAAGTATCCTTGGGCGGTTGAACTATCAAAAAAACACGAGGAAATACACTGGATTGAAGATGAAGCAGAATTGTCAGAAGATGTACAAGATTGGAAGACCAAACTGTCTGAGTCAGAGAAAGAATTTATTACTCATGTACTGCGACTATTCACGCAGTCAGATGTACAGGTAGGGGAGAACTACCACGAACTGTTGATACCAAAGTTCAAGAACAATGAAGTCCGCAACATGTTGTCATCGTTTGCGGCACGAGAAGCAGTACACCAACGTGCGTACGCACTTCTCAATGATACACTTGGTCTGCCAGACGAAGACTTTCACAAGTTCCTAGAGTACAAGGAAATGGCAGACAAGATTGATTTTATGAAAGAGGGTGAAACGAACTCTCACACTGGACTAGCACTCGCGTTAGCGCAGTCAGTGTTCAACGAAGGCATGTCTGTCTTCGCATCGTTCGTCATGCTACTTAACTTCCAGAGGTTCGGTAAGATGAAGGGTATGGCGACAATCGTAGAATGGTCCATCCGCGATGAAACCATTCACGTACAAGGTAACTCAAAGTTGTTCCGTGAGTTCTGTGAGGAACATCCTCGCATCGTGAACGACGAACTCAAGTCAAAGATTTATTCTATGGCTGAGAATGCTGTCAGGTTGGAAGAGAAGTTCATTCAACTTGCATTTAAAGGTAACGATGTTCAAGGCCTAACAAAGAAAGAAGTCCGCGACTACATACGTCACATTGCTGACCGTCGTCTACTTCAGTTAGGAATGAAGCCGTTATTCAACCAAAAGAAAAACCCATTGCCGTGGTTAGATTGGGTGCTCAATGGAGCGTCACATGACAACTTCTTTGAAAAACGTGTAACAGAATACTCTGTTGCGGGTATGGAAGGTGAAGACTTCGGTTGGGAGGATATAGAATTAGAGGTAGCGTGATGGACACCGAATATACTATCGAGTGCCCGATTTGTGACATACACACTGTGGTACGTGTGCCATACGAGGATGAAATGCCTAGACATTGTCCTATGTGTGGTGCAGATGTCGAATCGGAAATATCATCCGATGATGAATAACTTACCAGACCTATACATAGGTTCATGGATTGGTTATATGAAGACACCACGTTTGAACCCGAAGATGGCTTTCTTGAAGACTATCAGGGGTTTGTGTATCTGATTACTGAGCTCGACACGGGCATGAAGTATATCGGAAAAAAGTTTTTTTGGAAACCTAAAACACTGCCAGTGACTAAGACTCGAAAGCGTAAAGTAAAGACGCGAGTAGAGTCTGACTGGCCCAGGTACTACGGATCAAGCCAAGATCTAAAAGAGGCAGTCGCGCAACGCGGCGCCGATAACTACAAACGAGAAATCCTCAAGCTCTGCCGAACCAAAGGCGAGTGTTCCTACTACGAAGCAAAACTCCAGTTCGAGTACGACGTACTCCTGAGAGACGACTACTACAACGCGTTCATCGGTTGTAAAATCCACGCCAAACATCTCCCCCAATAAATGTGACAAATTACCACAAATAACTCTTGCGTCTTTTCGAAACATGTACTATAATGGTTACATAAAGTTGAGATAGAGAGTGAGATTGTAATGATTTTGATTGAAAACATTAATGAGTTTGTAGGTTCAATTCCTTCGGGCCACGAGATGGTCGTGTTCGAGAAAGGTGACGTTAGCACCGCTTTGTCGTTGTTTGGTTTTGACGAAGTCGGTATGTTTGACAACATGTTCAACAACCCCCAGTATGGGTTCATTAGTATTTCGGAGATTGTGTAATGGATGCAGTAGTAGGTAATCTTTATAACGAGTTGATGTGCCTCTGTGAGGTACGTGGGGAGTTGTCTCCCGAAGACAACGCACGTGTTGAGGCGCGTATTGCCTCGCTCCAAACCCAAATCGAGAAGCTGGAGAAGGCAGTATGAGTCCGTATAGAGATTTTGTTCGTCGCGAGAGAAACAAAGAACCAGAGATTAGTAATGGCGGTTTCGTTGCTTACTTGATTCTAGTTAGTATGGGTATGGCTCTTGGATTTATGATGGGTTATGGTTTACTCTATACTTGAGTGTGAAAATTAACATAAAAAAGTTTTAAAAAAGTGTTGACTTTCTTTCAAAAACGTGTATAATGGTATTTGTAAAGTGATGAGGAGATAAGTTATGTCAGGTTTTTATCAGTTGAACAATCAACCCTTTCAGCGGACAATGAAGTCTGGCGCGAGAGGTAACACTGCAATGGATGCGAAGTCCAATCAACACTTGAGTCGCTGGGTGAATCGCGATCTTCAACGCGCTGAGAACACTGGCGATTGGTCTGAACTTCTTGCGAAGGCTGAATCTCAGACTCGCCGCTTCCGTAACGATTTTTACGCCTAAATTTTTAGAGGTCTTTATTATGTCTAATTCAATCATTGTTGTTATCGCTACTCAGTTCCGTGAAAACTACGGCGCCCACGATTGGGACGGTGAGGGCTACTGCCCTCAACACTGGAAGTCCAAGGGTGGCGACACCTACTTCATCAACGCGTCGGCGGTTGATATCGCCAACACTCAGTGGTGGGTCGATGTTGAGCGATCTATTCAACACTCATCTGAGTACTCTGAGGAGTACATCATTTCTGAGTCGGTTGTCGATCTTATCGACTTCCGTGAGGAAGACCACATCGAGTTCTGGGAGTCCGCGATCTACGCGTCGGTAGACTTCGGTCAGTTGTACTGCGAACAGAAGGCGCTCAACTTCGAAAACGAGGTTGTCGGTATTCGCCGCTGGGAACAGGACTCTATGGGTAAGGACGCGTGTTCGCTTACCAACCTTGACGAAGCTGTCCGTGAGGAATGGCGCGTCAAGAAAGAGATGGGTATGTATGGTGTCGAAGAACAGTTCGACGAACTTGAGGCAATGATGGCATAAGGAAAGTTATGCATAATAATAAATTCAAAATAGTCCTAACGGACAAGAGGGGGTGCACGTTCAATGCGGCGTACTACAAGTCTTTTGAACTTGCACAGAAACGATTTGAAAGTGTGGTGTATGACAAGTACTGGAAGAACAACACAATCCAGATAGTTGATGCCGTAATTGAGCCGATCGGACGTTTCTAAAAAATGTGTAAAATTAACATTAACTTTTTTTTAAAATGTGTTGACAGATGTTTTTAAATCGTGTTATAATTACCACGTAATTTGATGATCAAGAGAGAGATTTGATATGACTGACATTTTAGAAATCCACGCTGTTACTGAGTACTACCGATGTGCATTCCGACCCAACGATCCAGAAATGACCGTTGCCGAGGTCCTCGACTTCATCGAGTACATGCAGATGTTCTACTGCGGTGAAGACGCGATCTACCGTTACGACTTCACTATCGCTGAGATTTGCGGAGGTATGATCGACCGATTCAAGGGTCGTCCGTCTTTTGACTTTGACGGTGACAGCATCGACCGTGAGATTGTCCGTGACATGATCTTGGACACTCGCGAACGAAAGGAGGCTGCGTAATGAGTCAAACCGACGTACAGTTAGAGCTTCTTGAACAGATGCTCCAGAACCACGATTGGTTCTATCACTTTTCTGACGACAATCGTTACTACGTGAAGGGACGCGATGAGTCCCAACGCATTCGTGTGACGATGGATCGTCTCGCTGAACTTGGTCTTGAAGCCGAGGCCAAAGAACTATTTGAAACCTATCGACCAGAGGATATTTAATTATGAGTTTGAATAACGTATTACAAATTGAGACATCAGCTACTGTTGGAAACTGCCCTTGGGGTATCGGTACTAACGTATCTAATGATTTGACTCCAGTGCAGATGATGGAGAAGGCGGGCGTCAACTGGGAAGTTGAGAAGGTACCTACTTATGCCGCGAAAGAGGGTGTTGATCTGATCCCTACTGGTATGGAAGCACTCGTGCGTTCGTCTGACAATAAAGTATTGACCCAAGTTGGTGGCAACTGGGAACCCTGTCAGAACCTTGAGGCGTTCACATTCTTCAACGAGTACTGCGCCGCTGGTGACATGGAGATGAACTCTGCGGGTTCACTCAAAGATGGCAAATTCGTCTACGCACTCGCGAAGATCAAGGAGTCGTTTGACGTGTTGAAGGGCGATCAAGTTGATTCATACCTTCTGTTCTCTAACCCACACGAGTACGGTAAGTCTATTGACATCCGATTCACACCGATCCGTGTGACTTGTATGAACACTCTGACACTTGCACTCAAGGGTTCTGCGAACAACGGAATTAAGGTGAATCACCGACGTGCGTTTGACCCACAGATGGTCAAGCAACACTTG